ACCCGCTTGTTTGCTTATTCGATACGCTCTGACCCTCTATGAATAAATATACAGTTATTATATTGCTTTTGCCTCCGCAGGGCAAGAGCTTTTTGAAAAAATGCCGGAATGGTGCAAAAATGCCCCGCATACCGCAGGGCATGCAGAGCAAAAGCATGGATCGTGATAAAAATTCAGGGGGTCAATCCCCTACCGCGCTGTGCCGCATGGCAAGGTGGCCGGCAAGCAGGCGGTTTTCCAGGTGTTTGACCGTCCACAGGTAAGCCGGGTACAGGAACAGGCAGGCCGCCACCCAGGCTACCGGGTTGGACAGCTCTGCGCCAAAATAGCCCAGCACCGGAATCAGCACCAGGGCGATAACGGTACGCGCCACCATTTCGGCCACACCGGCCATCATGGCAAGTGTGGAATAGCCCAGCCCCTGAATGGTATAGCGCCATACGATGAGCGCGCCGAGCGGGATAAAGAACAGACTGTTCCAGAACATATAATCCTGCGCCATCGCCACGATCTCAACCTCGGTCTTGGTATCCAGGAAGAGGCCGATGATCACGACATCGCCAAAGTGCAGGGCAATAAAAGCAAGGACGGAATAAGCAACCACCATAATGTAGGAGCTTTTTACACCGCTGCGCACACGGTCCAGCCGGGCCGCGCCAAGGTTCTGGCCCGCATAGGTTGCCATAGCGGTGCCGATGCTTTCCAACGCACAGGAGAGCAGGTTTTGGGTTTTGCCCGCAGCCGTAATGGCGGCAACCACAGAGCTGCCCAGCCCGTTGACGGCCCACTGCATTATAACGCCGCCCACCGCCGTGATGGTACACTGCAGGCCCATGGGCAGGCCCATAGCAGACAGGCGGCGGCAGGTAGAGCGGCTGTATTTCCATTCATCCCGCGTCATATGCAGGATCTTGAACTTTTTGATCAAATAGATCAGGCTGATCACGCCGGAGATTGCCTGCGAAACATCGGTTGCCACAGCGGCACCCAAAACACCCATATTAAAGTTGATGATGAGCACCAGATCCAGCACAATGTTGACAGCGCTGGTCAGCACCAGGAAGTAAAGCGGGGTTTTGCTGTCGCCCAAAGCGCGCATGATGGCCGAAACCATATTATAGAGAAAAACAAAGGGAATTCCCGCAAAGATCCAGCCAATGTAGGTGCTGGCACCATCAATAATGTCCGCCGGGGTCTGCATCAGCTCCATAATGGGGCGGGTCAGCGCCACCGTGACAACGGTAAGCACAACACCCCAGGCAATGCACAGCCAGGTTGCATTGGCCACATGGCGGCGCAGGTCGCTGTCATCATGGGCACCAAACAGCTGTGCGATGGGGATAGCAAAGCCGTTGCACATGCCAATAACAAAACCCAGGATCAGATAGTTGACCGAGCCGGTAGCGCCAACTGCCGCCAGCGCATTGACACCGACAAAACGGCCCACAATGATGGTATCTGCCAAGCTGTAAAACTGCTGGAACAGGTTGCCCAGCATCAGCGGCAGGGTGAACAACAGGATGATTTTGAACGGATTTCCGCTCGTTAAATCTTTGGTCATATGCGTTCCCTCAACAAGATCATTTTTCCACACAAAACAACGCGCAAAAGTAAAAAAGAGGGTGGTTGGCACCCTGTTTTGCTCAAGCGCGGAGTTAATTATACTATAACAAAACAAAAAATCAAGTGGGCTGCAAAGAAAAATATATTTCCCCAAAGCAGCGGCTGAATTGTATGCTTTTACAGCGCCACTGGAGCTCACGCCGAACAGCCAACAAGAAAAGCCGCACACCCGAAAGTGTACGGCTTACCTTGGCAGGGGTAGAAGGATTCGAACCCTCGGCACGCGGTTTTGGAGACCGCTGCTCTACCAACTGAGCTATGCCCCTATGTAAAAAGCCCACAGTAACCAACGTGCTGTGGGCTTTGCTATGGAGCTGTTAGGCAGATTCGAACTGCCGACCTCATCCTTACCAAGGATGCGCTCTACCGACTGAGCTATAACAGCATGTGGCGACCCGGATCAGGCTCGAACTGACGACCTCTAGCGTGACAGGCTAGCGTTCTAACCAACTGAACTACCGGGCCAAGCCCTTTCGCGCTTTGCATCAGGCGTTACCTGACCGCTGCAACATGATTGATTATACTGGATTATACCCCAACTGTCAAGCACTTTTTTGATTTTTTTGCCATTTTTCTTGTGTTTCGCGCATCAGCGTCAATAAAGTTTTGGGCGGGTGCTCTTGTGCTTTCCTCTGCTGACCACGGCCATGCCGCAGCGTTAATTTGCAGTTGCTCTTTCCCGACTACAGCATTTTTTGTTACAGCGTTTTGGAAAAAAGCTGGTTAACAGAGCCGTACATCGTTTTATAATCTCCGACTTTGGTAAAGCTATATTTTCCATACAGCCCCACTTCCCCGCTCATGAGATAAATCGCTGAAAAGCCCTGTTCCTTCGCCACGTTGCAGGCCGCGTTCACCATTTGTTCAGACAGCCGGTTCCCCCTGTATTTTTCGGCAACAAACAAAAAACCTATCAAAGGCCCACAACCATATTCTCTTGGCATTTCATCCCGATTGGTAAATGTGCAGAAAGCCGCCGCGTCATCATCGCGCAAGGCCACAAGAGCTCTTTCGTTATTTTCAAAATCGTTTGGCTCCATCTTCTCTGCCCCAAAAATGCTGCTGCTTTCCATGGGCAGCCTGCTGCAAAAGCGATGGTCCCATCCCACAGTTCATGGTCGGGTGCCATTACGATAATTTTCTCCAACGTATTCTCCTTGAAACCCTTCGGATTTTAACGAATCGAACCGCAAACAAAAAGCACAGCAGTTTTTCGATCAATGATTTCCGTATATCCTGCCCCCTGCTGGTACAGGTTAAAAATCAGCTGTACCGCCTCCGCTTCCCGCGGAACAATAACATACTGGCCGGTGGTTTTATCCACCGCATACCCCAACGGCGTCAGCCGCCTGGTCAAGCGTGCCGGGGCCGATACCACCCTGAAAAACGCCGTCCGGGACGGGGCTGAGTGGGCCTGGGTGCCGCACGGCGATACCTGCCCGTTCTGCATCACACTGGCAAGCAACGGCTGGCAGAAAGCCAGCAGCAAAGTGCTGAAAGGCGGCCACGCAGAACACATCCACGCCAACTGTGACTGTGAGTTTGCCATCCGTTTTGACCACAACACCACCGTGGCAGGGTATGACCCGGACAAGTATCTGGCCCAGTACAATGCAGCAGGCGGCGATATCAACAAAATGCGGCGCATTGATTATGCAGCCCGGAAAGACGCTATCAACGCCCAGAAAAGGGCGGCGTATGTGGCAAGGAAAAACTTCTCTGTTTATTCTAGCTTGAACATGGAGCCAAAACCTGTTACAATGCAGTCAATCAGCAATGTCAAGTCGTTCAACTGCGAAACTCTGGACGGTGCAAAGCAGCAACAACTTCAAAGCGCCCACAAACGACTGCTCATGACTGCGGCAAAACAGCCGCCCGGTGTTGAAGTCGGCAAGGCGTTCGACCTGAACATGAAGCCGTTGACGCAGGATGTCGTCGGCAGCGCAGAGGGGCACTCTGTCAAGCTGCCCAACTTTAATGTACCCTATGCCGTCATACATACGCACCCTGCGTGTGACATTTTCTCCCATGGTGACTTGTCGAGCTTCGCCAAAAATGAGAACTTGAAACTCATGACGGCCATTGGGCATAACGGACACATCTATGCGGTCGAGAAAAGCGCTGATTACGATGCCGTTGCGGCAAAAGACATTGTTTGGCAGCTGAACGCCGGAATAGACCGGCTGAAAAATATCCCCCGTGCGGAACTGTCAGACGAGCAGCTTCTTGAGCAGGCTGAAAAACTTGTCTGGCAAGCCATCAAAGAACTTCAAGAGAACGGAGTGAGATTCTATGAGTAGTCGGCTTACACCGGAACGGATTGCAGAAATGCAGAAGTGGCTTCTCGAACATCCGATTGACCACGAATACGACGAGATGTGCGATATGCTGGACAGCCCTGCGCCTCCGGCCCAGCTTGCTTCTCGCGCTGCTTACGATGTGCTGAAAGAAATTGGGGAACTCCCTCCCGGCATTGAATGACCTTTATATTCTGACCACGATGCAAACCGCACCGTGGTTTTCTTTTGCCCATTTTGCCCGCATGAGGACGGAACGGGCACTTTTTATACCAATTTTTGCCCGGCATGGCGTAAAACTGTACAGCCAAAGCGGATGCGACCCGCGTAAATAAAAGCGCAGGCAGAAAGGACACAACATGAAACGCGAAGACGTAAAGAAGCAGATCCCCAACATCACCGATGAGCAGCTGGACTGGCTGATGGGCGAAAACGGCAGGGATATCACCGCCGAAAAGACCAAAGCCACCAACCTGCAGACCCAGGTGAACGACCTGACCACCCAGCTGAACACCGCCAAAGACGGCCTGAAAACCTTTGAGGGCGTGGACGTGGCTGAGCTGAAAGGCCAGATCACCAAGCTGCAGGGCCAGCTGGCCGATCAGGCCGACAGTTTTGCCTTTGATTCCGCTTTGGATGGTGCCATCCGCGATGCCCACGGGCGTGACGTGAAGGCCATCCGCGGGATGCTGGATGTGGATGCACTGAAAGCCAGCAAGGACCGCACCAGCGACATTCAGGCCGCGCTGGATGCCCTGACCAAAGAAAAAGCCTGGGCCTTTGATGCCGCCCCCGGCGGCTACCCCAACGTCCGCGACGGCGGCGACCCGAACAAAACCCCAACCGGTTCCACGCGCGAGCAGTTCGCGGAGTGGTTCAACGAAGTCATGAAGTAAAGGAGTAAAAGTATGGCATCTATTGATATCAACCGCACGACTACTATTTCCCTGCCGGGCAGCGTGTCCAGCGAAATTTTGCAGAAAACCCAGGAATCCAGCGCCGTCATGGCACTGGCCCGGCAGATTCCGCTGCCCGGCCTGGGCGTAACCATCCCCGTTATCACCGGCGACCCCGAAGCGGGCTGGGTCGGTGAGA